TCCGATAGCGTTAGAAGATGGAACGACAGCACCAGAGATGATGTTGTTACCATATAAGAATGAACCTGCAACAGGTTCTCTGATTCCATCGATGTCCACAGGTGGAGCAGCGATGAATGCTATGATAAAGCAAGTTGTTGCGGCAAGCAAACAAGGAATCATTAAGACTCCGAACCAACCGACATAGATACGGTTGTTCGTACTTGTTACCCACTCACAAAACTCACTCCATCCAGAAAGGAGACCTTGCTCCTTACGTGTAATAGATGTCATTGAATTAAGAAAACGTTTAGTGAACGGTATGATTAAGACATTGTAACCCCTTGGTCTTGGTTAGGGGGAAGATGAATGTCCGAAGACACTAACATTATATATGTACTTTTGTATCTTGTCAAATTTTCTAAATACTTTTTTAACTGTGGGGGCAGGAGTCGAACCTGCAAGTCCCGCCAGGAACATCAGTTAAACAGACTGACACGTTTACCAGTTTCGTCACCCCACAAATGCCTAATCAGGCATTGCCCTCATCAAACGTTGAACACCTATTCCTCCACCACTTCTAGTGAAGAAATCAAACTCAAGGAACTCATCAAGTTCTTTCTCTACTCTTTCTCTTCCAAACTTAGTGTATAAAAGTTGAGCATACTTACCTTCGGAAATAGTATGGAAAGTTCTACGCATCTCATCTACATCTGAACTTCTTTCAGCACTACCAATAGTTTCCATACCACCTAGTATCACATCAATCTTACGACTGGTTCTACCATCATCATTCCTAGACATATTCCAGAAAGGTGATGTGTATTCAGGGAAGTCTGTAATCATACCCCAACCAATATCAGCTTCGTCTTCGTGATCTAATTCTGTCTTACCATATACTTTACCCCATTCATCATAGGTCTTAACCTGTTCCTCTTTAATTGGTATATCAAGATGTTTTAATAGATCCAACTCCATCTGTTTAAGTTCTTCTACACCACCGTGCATTTCAAACTCAAACATAGGGAAGATAACTTCGTGTCTTCCTACTACAGGTTTTGGTTCTTGTCTGTAAGAGGTAGATAGGCAGAAGAAACCTGGTGCTTCAGGTTTTTTAAGTAATTCATATTCCAACCACATCTGTCCTGTCTGTGGCAGTGGCCATACCTCACCATTGTATGTGTAAGTTGCTACTGTTTCTGGATCTTCGCAAGCAGCAAGAATACTTAATCTATTCTGAGTATGAACTTCTAAAAACTGTCTAGACAAAAAAAATGACCTCAATAGGTCAAGTGTTTTGGTATATTTTTTTGGGTCAATCAACGCAGTCATTATTTTTTTGCAAAACTAATTTATTTATGCAAAAAGTTTTCTGACCCTCCACCTTTCCAAGGTGAATGTTTTTGAACTGCCATCTGATACATCTTTTCATGTATATCTTCTGGCTCGTCTTGAGGTTCTACAGAACTTGGTGCTAAGTCCAGAGGTTCGTCTGTCGCAATAGGCATAGAATCTAGGGGGTTTTTGTAGTTAGGATCAAACCATTCATCATATGGAATAGTTGGGAGGCTCATTTATGCTTTCTTATAGTTCCTTTCTCACCGCAGTCTTTAAGATACTTCCTTGCTTCTGATTTGGTATCAAATACCTTTGCAAATCTTGCATCGGGTCCCCAAGTAGGAGCATTAGAAATTAGATATTCAATTTCACCCTCTACCTTTCGAGTTGCTACCCAATTAATAGCGTGTTCTGTGTCTGCACTCATGATCTTAGTTAATTCTTTATCTATTTATTAAAATAAGTCTCGTAATATTTTACAAGTCCAAAGGTAACATTAAATTTTTGAGACCACTCTTCAGCACATTCCTCTGCACTCTTACCAGAGTAACCAAACCTTTCTAAAATTGTTAAACATTCTTGTTTCATATTAAACCTATTGAGCCTGCTGTGATACCAATACAGACAAAAAAACCGAACTCATAGAGCTCTCTGTATGGACTATGCAAAAATGAATTGAGAGACATTGCTATAAAAGTATACTGCTACAATTGAAACGAATAGAATTACTTGGGTCATGACTGAGTAGAAATACTTACAGTATTATATAGGTATTTCTACTCTTAGTCAAGCACCTGATGGGACGGCTTGTAAATTGGATACTCTAATACCCTTACCACCATCGTCATCATCATCGTCATCAACATTACGTAAAAACAACTCAACCATAACAAGAACAGTCATTGGGTAGAAACACCAAAGAATTGCTTTCCACGCTGGAAATGATTCTGTTACTAGATCTGTCATGGATTGTGTCGATTTACGAATAAGTATTTAGTTATGTAAAGTATTGAAACTTGGTGTATAGTCCTACACCTACCCAGAACAACATCATAGTTGCTCTTCCATTTGCTCTCCAAAAGATATCTGCTTGTGTCATTAGAAGATACCTGGAATGATTTGTCCTGTGGTGATGTAAGCACCTGTTGCTGCAACGAAACCAATCATTGCCATCCAACCGTTAAACTTTTCTGCTTCTGGTGTCATTTGTTTTCTCCTTTTATTAGATTGAGGGTTAAAAAGTAGCTAGAGGTCAACACTAGCGGTGTAAAAGACCTGTGATATCAGGCGATGCCTGGTATAATCCATCCAAAGATGGCGTAGTTATGGACTGCTGCAAACAAACCAATCATCGCTAGGCGACCATTGAGTCTCTCTGCTTCAACCCAATATCCTTTGTAATTTTCAACGTATTCCATAGGAGGCTGAGAAGCAAAGATGTTTTGCTTACCATACTCTGTGGTTGTATACTTTGAAGTTGGACTTGAAGTTGTCATTCGTTTGTAAAGAAACGTAACATAATTATATAGGAAACCTTAAGGTCTTGTCAAGGTATAAATGCCTAGAAACCCGAACAAAAAAAGAGTCACCATTTCTGATGACTCTTATAAGAAAAACTTATTGCAGCTTTTGCACTTAAAACCATCTAGTTTTACGTCTATTGGCAAAGACGTTTTATTTATGCACCATCTCTATCGTTAAGATCAGCAGCATTCTGTTCAGGATCTACTGCCTTAGTAACTTGAGGTTCAGCAGGGATACCTACAGTACCAGTTGCATTTTCATTAGTGAATGTAATCATATCACCAGTACTCATATACTCACCCCAATCTCCATTAGGAGGAGCAAATGTAACAGTATTATCAACACCTGTATCAAGTGTAATATTTGAATCAGGATCGTATGATCCATCAGGCATTTGTGGTAAGTCTACACCAAAACTAAATGCAGTATCAGTTGGTACATTAGTAACTGTATCGTCGTGACTACTCGTTACGTCAGGTACATCTAATCTTCTCCAGTTGGAATACATCATCCACACATCAGTTACAGTGTCAGAATTATTAAAATCATCCTGATGTATTAGAGCAGCATCAAATGCTTCTCTGATTGCAGTTTCTGCTTCTTTAAATTTTGCTTTTAAGTTACAAGTCATAGGTCTAATTGAGAAAAGTTTTCTTCGGATCCAAACGGTGGCTTGGGGAATGTGTTAAATGAAATACTTATCCTATCCTCAGATGAAGTATTAGTAGAAACAAAATGTGGTAAAGTACTTGGAAACAAATACAAATAACCTTGCTTTGATCTCGTAGTGTAACTATCATTCATGAATTCATTAGTAGTATTGAATTCAGGACGGATAGAAAAGTTTTGTAAAGGTCCATCAAATGTGATGGGAGAAACCTCTTCATCAGATTGAAGATAAAATACACCACTCAAAAAACTATTGGCGTGATAGTGTTTGGGGTGATGTTGTCCTGGTTTAGTTATACTAGACCAAGATTGTGTCATTAGTATCTCGTGATCTGAATTGAGAATGTTTCTAGTATACTTATGTACAGAATCTAAACAATGTTTTTTTAGATTCTTACATACATCATCATCTAGCAAATGTGTTTCTTTCGATGTCCAGTTTGCTAAAGATGGTCTATGTAAAGTAGATTGAACATAGTCAACAATAGTATCTATATCATCATAAGGATACTTCGCCTCCATTAAAGGAGGTATAGAAAACATTAGATAAAACTTATCAGTTTCTTCAGTCATTCAATTGTTCAGCCATATCATGTAGTTGATCTATAAGTAGATCAATTAATCTATCTTCCATGTCAACCTCATCATAAGGATCAAACATAGTATGATCTGTATTATACTTGGGTATATTATAGCAGTCTTTATGTCCCATCGTCAACCCCCAAAATAATCCTTTCGCATATATCTACCAAGGATATTTGAATTGTAGAATGCTGGTTGACCATCATCAGTAGACTCAGTTAGTACATTATTTAGAAACAATTGTCTTGT